ACGCCCTGGGGCTGGGGCTGGGCCTCCTGGCGCGGCTCGGGCTGTGTGGCCCTTGAGCGCCAGTACTCGGCATCCCGTTCGGCTTCGCGCCGGGCTCGGGTTATCTCGTCGATGCGTTCTTGAGTCGACTTCTTAGGCTTGGGCGGTTCGGCCTGGCCTTCGGTCTGCTCTGCGGCGCCATCGTCGCCGGTTTGGGCCTCCGCGACCTGATCGGCAGCGGAAGTGTCTTCGGACACGGCTTCCGCCGCGCCTTGGGTCTCATCGGTCATGTGCGCTTTCGCGATGCTCCGGGGGCGCGTGGGTCAGGGGAAGGAGCGATCCCCTGCGCGGGAAATGTGCGTGCGAACAAAGTTCGCGAACTAAATTCGGATGACCCAAGCCCGCGTTTTTGCTAGGCTTTGCCAATGGAAAACGAAATGCAAGTCGCCCTAGAGGCGCTCGGCTTCAGCAATGTCCAGGTTGCTCGCGATGATGTATGGCGGGTGAGCGTGACTTCGCCGGACGGTAAGGTCACACGGGTGGTTGGGCCGCTCGAAACCCTGCCGGCCATGATGGTTAGTGCTACATTTGCGCGGGCCGAACCGATCAAATACCGGGACGCGCTGCGGCCGATTTCAAAACTACCGAGGCCCCTTAAGACGCTGCCGGAAATCCAAGCAGAGGCGGCAAGGCGCAGGGATATTGTGGCCGCGTTGCCAACGCTTCCTTCTCACGCAACTCTCAGGGCCATGTTTGGCGTTGGCGCGAGCACCGCCACTAGTCTCCGGTATGTGTGGCAGGCGCGGCAGCGGCAGGCGGTTAGGGCGGCGCGGGAAGCGGCGGCGAAAACCTAGGCCGCTGATTTGTTCTCGGGCGGCGGGTTGAGCTTGGCGTTCAGATCGGCCTCGGAGTGCATCGCCTCCATTGGCTTGCGCTCCAGGTCCATGCGGTCGGACTCGGCTCCGATCACGGTGCGCTCGGCCTCCGCGTTGGTCCTGGCGACCTGAGCGGGAACGCCGGCCATCGCAATCGCGGCCTTGGCTTCCGCCTCATCAGCTTCGGCGCGAGCCTTGCGAACCTGCTCCTGCAACAGAGCCAGCTCCATCGGGTCTTTGCCGGGCTGTCCAGGCTCGGGCATCCCCAGCTTGCGGGCCTGGGCCATCGTGTACTCGGCGTCGGCGCGGAGCTTGACCACCTTGCCTTCACGCTCGGCCATGTCCAGTTGCGCGGCCTGCATCTGCATCTGCTGCTGCATCTGGGCTTGCTGGGCGGCGGCCTGCTTGGCCTGCATCTGCTCCTCAGTCACCTCGTCGTCGGGCGACTCCGTGATCTGCGGCGGCAAGGCGCGCTTGAACCGTTCGGCCATCTCGTCGGCCATCGGGAAGTCCTGAGCCCGCGCAATCAGGTCGGGGATCAGCGCCGCGGCTTGGGGAACAGCCTGGGCGAACTGCATCATCGCGTCGGCCGCCTCGACCCGCTTGGTCGAATAGCTCGGGCCGGTCTCGACCACGATGTCATACTTGCCCTGGTTGATGTCCACGCTGTCAGGGTTGGCCGGGTCGTTGATGCGCTGGACCTTGGTCGTCTCGTCCTCGCCCACAACGCGGATGGTGCGCGCAGTGTCGAACACCACAGGGATGAGCTGGTTGACCAGCCGGCCCGCCTCGTTGATCGCGGCCTTCAGGTTGTCTTGATAGATGTAGCTCGCCACGTCGCCTTCGCGCTGGCGGGCCATGATGGCTTTGCCGCTGGTCTCGTTGCTCCGGGCTCCGAGGCTGGCGTCGTGAAGGCCCGTAACGTCCTTCATGTCCTGCGAGTTGAGCGCGGCTTCCTGCAGCACAGCGGTCGGGATGGGCGGCGGAGCTATACGATCAGGCGCCGCACCCTGGCCGGACCACTTCAGCAGCGGATCTCCTGACTTGGCGGAATTGCGGAAGTCGTCTTCGGCGTCCTCCGGCACAGCCTGATGAGAGGCCAGCCATTGAGCGCGGGGCGCCATCGCCAGCACTTCAGCCGAGACGGAGCGCCAGTAGTTCTTAAGCCGCTGACTGTCGCGGGCGAACCTCACGAGCCCGAACCGGACCCGCTTATCGTGCACGTTGACTTCCCAACCCCTAGCCCGAACCAGCGGCAAGCGGCTAATCGGCAGATCGTGCGGACCCGAGAGCACAGCGGTCCCGGTGATCAGGTACATGCAGGCCGACCGCTTCACGCTCTTGCGCGTGGAGATCGGCTGAACGCCCGGCGGGAGCTTGTCGATCTCGACCACCTGCCCGCCCTCTAGCTGGGCTAGCGTGATCGGGGTCTCCTTCATCAGCCAGTATTCAGTGACCCGAACCGTATCGAGCGTGTACCAACCTTGTACATCGTGGGTCGGGATCGTCAGGTCGGACGGCATTTCGTCCTTAAACCGCGCCTCGAACACCTTGCGCGGCATCTCCTCGACCACGAAGCAGTACTGGGCGTCCTTGCCCGTGCGCTCGGTCGAGAGCGGGTCCCAGACCACGGCGAAAGGGTTGGGAACCGAGTCAATGGTGATGTCGCGTTCGAACCCGTCGTCCGCCGCGTACTTCAGCCCAACGCGCATGTTGGCGATACCGCACGCCACCTGGGTCTGGCCGGTCTCCGCGTAAACGCCTTGGGCGTCGTTGTCGCGCTCGATGGAGCGGATCAGCCCCTCACGGATCGAGGCCAGGTCCTTGTCGGCGTCCTCGGCCGGGCGAACACGAATGGCCGGGCGGTTGATGCGGATGTCGCCCGCAACCTGGGCCACGAACTGCGGAAGCGTGTTGATCGTCAGGCACGGCCGACCCTTGCGAGCCAGCAGCGCCTCGGGCTCCCATTGCTCTCCGGCGAAGAACTTGAGGTCGTCAATCCCGGCCTCGCGGTTCTCGCGGTCGAAGTCCAGCGCCTCCTGGAAACGCTCGCGCGCCTCCTTCAGGAACTCGTCTTCGTCCTTGTAGCCGTCTGGATACTTGGGGCGCTTGCTTGCCATCAGGAAGCCCTAAGCTGAGCGCGGACGTACCCCACATACGACCGGGTGCATCCGAACCTCTCCGCAACCTGAGCGGCGGGGATGGGCTTGGCCGCCCACTGTCGCAACTCTTGGCGCTGCGCCTTGCTGAACCTTGACCCTGTGACCGTCACGCCATGTCGGATGGCGTCGATGCGGTTAGACTTGGCGTCGCCCCAATAGAGATTGGCGGCGCGGTCGTCTGTGTGGTCGCCGTTGATGTGGCAAGCCATAGACTGAGGGGTGGCCGGCGGGCCGTGAAAGGCGATGGCGACTAGGCGGTAAATATTGCGGTAGGTCTTCCGGCAGTGAACGCTAAACGTGAACCGCGCCCTGCCAGTCCGATCGGGCGGACAGCGCAGAATCCGGCCGTCATCGGCTCGACGCAGTTGTCCCATTGAAGACACCTCGTAAGCCGGAAATTCCGAGACTGTGCGCCACTCGGTCATTGGCCCATCCAGGAATTAGCGCCGACGTGCTGGCGCTCGCGTTTGGCCTCGCGCTTCTGGCGGGGCTCCTCGTAGGCGACGCACATCAGGCCAAAGGCGTCCGCGCCGTGGCTCGCCCAGTCATGCTCAGGACCAAGGCCGATGTTGCGGGCCTCGTCCTTTTTCTCGTGGTAGGCGCCCAAGGCATCGACGCCCGGCCCCGTCGTGTCCTCGTTGAACCAGATGCGCGGGAACAGACGGCGAGCCGCCTCGACCCGCTGCATGGCCGCGCCCTTGCCCTGGTTCTTGACCACCTCGACCGAGAAGCCCGCCTCGCGGACGTGATCCTCGAAGCGAACGGCGGTTAGGTGGTTGGCCTGTTGCCCATCGTGGGGCAGGACACAGAGCGCGTTGCCGTATCCCTTGCTTCTCAGCCATGACAGGTGAGTGCCGAGCGGCTGGCCCGACGCTTCGTAGTAGTCCAGCACCCGGATTTCGCGCCCGACGAACTGAGCGACCCAGATGGCCGTCGCGTCCCTGGTGCCGATGTCCCAGAACGCCCGGTACTGCATCAGCGGATCAGCGGCGACGTGGCCAATCCGCTTGTCCTTGCGGGCCTGCGAAAGCTGGCTGGCGAAATAGGCGCCGTCGAAGACCTTCACGTAATCGCCTTCCCATACGTGATCGTACTGGTCTGGGCGGTCGCGCTCGTCGTCGCTGCGCTCAACCTCCAGCTCATCGGGGAACCACGGATTGTCGGACCAGTTGGCGCGGACCACGATGGCTCCGGTCGGAGGGCTCGATCCCCTCAACAGCGCATCAACCGCGTCGGTCTTTCTCCGTGGGTTCCAGGAGAACCAAAGCTCCGAGCCGGGCTTGCGGATCGTCGGGCGCAGCAGCGTGAGGCTGTGCTGGCTTAGGGACTGCGCCTCCTCGACCCAGGCCACGTCGAACGCCTCGAACGACTTGACCGTCTCGGCCGTGTGATCCTGCATCCCCTGGAAAGCGATAACCCCGCCGCCGGGCGTGTTGATCTCCGTCTTCAGGCTCTCGAACTGCGTGGCCAGGCCAAGCGCCTCGATCTTGTCCTCGATCAGCTTTTTGACCGACTGCTTAAGCGAGAGCTGCACTTCCCGAACGCAAAGGATGCGCGTGCCGGGGTCCATGATGCAGCGCTCAACCGCCATCTCGGCGAAAAAGTGCGACTTGCCCGACCCCCGCCCGCCGAACGCGCCCTTGTAGCGGCTGGGCTCCAATAGCTGGGCGAAGACCCTAGGCGTCTCGATGTCCAGGATCGACAATGGTGCGCCTGACTTCGGTGATCGCGGCCTTCACGTTGGCGTCGATGTCCATGGTCTGCGTGGGCTTGCCGTGGGCGCGGTCCAGGATGGAGTTGGCCGCCGCTACCTTGGCCGCGTCGCTCTCGCTGGTCGTCGCCACAGTGACCAGCACCTGAAGGGCCTGGGCGCTGTACTCTTGAGCGGCCTCGCGAATGGAAGCCGTCACCTTGTTTACCGCGCCTTGTGGCCGACCGGAGCCTTCGCGCTTTCCGCCTCGGGCCATGTTTGATTTCTCTGATAAAAGATCAGCCGCCCGGCAGCTTCAGCCTGACGACCGTGTTGACGGGCTCGGCCTGGGCTTCGGTGCCGCGGCCGGCCAGGAAGGCGTCGAAGTTTTGGGCCGCTTCCCTGGTCAACTTGTGGTCCTGCTTGTCGGAGGTGCACTCGACTGCGAAGCCCAACGCCATCAGGCGGCGTTCTTCGGGGTGGATGCCGTTGCAGAACAGGCTCATGGCCCCCTCCGTCCGTTGACAGTGCCCACGCCCATCAGCCTTCCGACCACACGCTCGCCCAGCTTGCGGCGCTTGGCCTCGGCTATGGCCTCACGGAGGTTGTTGGCGATCAGGTTGCCGGTAAACAGTGAGCCACGGCCTTCAGGGGTGATGGCGAGGAACTCGGTAACGTAGATCTTGCCGGTGCGCGCGAGTGCTCGCTGCTGCTCATCCGAGAAGCCGAACAACTCGCTGAAACAGAACCCGTCGATCTCGGGCCGATCAGCGTGAACGGGGCCGGGGAGGTCGTGCTGGGTTGTGTTCACAGCCAGCGCCTCAACGCCCAGTGCGCTAAGGAAAGCAGCACCACAGCCCCGATGACCCCGAACACGAGGCCGAAGCCAAGGCCGACGCCGTGTAGTAGGCCCTGGAGCATGGGGGCTCTCCTGGGTAAAGGGTCGAGCCCGCACCGCCACAGGTGAAACGCTCCGCGACGAGGCGGGCCTGGGTGCTGTTGTGCGGGGGGCTCGATTGCTTGGGCCGGAGCCCGAAATGACTAGGCGGCCTTCGCCAGCTTGGTCGAGGGAGCGGGCGGCTTAAAGGCGGCGGAGACCCGCTTCCTCAACATGGCCTTCTCTACATGGCTAAGCGCGCCAAAAGCGGTGAGGCTTGGCGGGCGTTGCGGTGATGGGCTGAAAAGGAAACGCCCCGGCCGGACTCCGAGGTCGCGGAGCGTCGCAAGCGCACCGCTGTCGTCGAAACCATCAAGTATCCGAAGAAGCCGTAAGGCTTTCTAGGGTTGGGGTCGCAGCCTGTCTTCGCGGGCTAGCTGCGGCCCCCTAGAGCATCCCGTTCTGGGAGCGGTGCTCCACGAAGCTGACAAAGCCAGCGCTGAGCAAGCCAACGCGACTCGCCAGGAGATATCCCCGGATCAGACCCCGGAATAGGACCGAAGCGCTCGCAGATCATTTCCGCGAGCGCTTGGATTTGAACGCTGGCCTGTCCCGAATCAGTCTGTCCCATTTTGGGGCGTTCCGCAAAGTATATAACTGCCGCTCAGGGCGCTTATTCTTTGACACGCAAATCGCGCATCTAGGCCTAATGATACGTTATCGGGGCCGGGCGTCAAGCCCCCTTTTACGCCGCCTTTCTCGGTTGCCTGTC